AATTGCCCTCATCTACCACCACTTGGAAGAAGATTCGTCCATCGGTATACCACTTCCTGAAAAATTCATCTCCAGAATAGTTAAAATCAAATCGTTTTAAAACATTTTCAAACTCTTCTGTAATAATTTCCTTTACATTATCTGGTTGATCCAGACGGTTGAGAGCAATATTTACAGCGTCCTGATTAATATCAAAAACAATGGCTTCATTTACAATATCATCGATGGCAGCTTCTGCCTCCGGTGTTCTTGCAAGCGTTCTATATTGGTTGATTAACTCAGCGGTGTTTTTCCACTTCGTATCAATATCAAATAGTTGAGTGCTAAAGCCAGATACATCAACAGATATCGCACCTTCCATATCGGGTGCAATGAATGTTGAGATCTTATTATCAATTTTGGTATCACCCGCCTTTTTAGACAATTTACTACCAAACATTCTATCGAATTGTTCAATTAAATTCATAATATATTATATTTTATTATTGGTCAATGTTGCCAGCCGTTGACGTTTTACCCCAGAAGTCGTATGCGATGGTAACGGTATATTCGTTAGCCTGTGCACCACTTTCCCAAGTAAGGTCGATTGCTTCAACTGCAGTAGGGAACGCACCCTCAAATACATAACTACCAATCGCTGTATCATCTCTTTTAGAAGGTGTTACAGACATTTGAGCTTTATAATCCGCCGGCTTCAAAGATTTGTTACCTTCATGTTGATTAATACCCTGCATCCAAAGTTCGAATGCGTGACGATATTTAAAATCTTGATCATTAAGAACAGTGATAGTCCAATCTTCGAAAGTTCTGTCACCCGCAATCTTAACAACACGATTCTGGTAAGGTACTTCAATCGCCTCTACTGTTGATGCAGGGATTTGAGCCGCTTTACATAAAAACTGAAAGTCTTGATCAAATCCTAAGCCAGGAGCGTTGATGTTAACATGGAATAAATTGCCGCGATATAGATCGCCGGCCTTATTCATGACGCCTTTAAATTGTGATATATTAAATGCCATTTTATTCTCCTATTATACCGCGCCAAACAGTTCGCTGAATTCAACGCCTGATTTAGTAGCAATAAAGTTTAAAGTAATGAAGTTAATTGAACGAGCCGGTTTGATGTAGATATCTGCAACAAACTCATTTCGATCTAATACTTCGCCCGTGTTATTGGTCTCATCACATACAACTAAGAAGTCATACATACCGCGACGGCCTTTAACATCTTTCATAAACGGCTCTACCATGCCTTTGAATTGTGATCTAGTGAAAGCATCATTGAATTCAAATAACATGTATTTAGAAGCCGTTGAAATAGCCTTTTCTAACACAATAAATAAACGTCTAACATTAATTCTGTCGAATGCAGAAGGTTTGGTTAGCATTGTTTTATCACCCCATAATACAGTGCCTTGACCTGGCATAGAAACAACCGGGTTAATACCGTAAGGAGATTTATACATTTGATCGCGATGACCAGTCGTTGGATTGAAGGCAAGCTTAACAACGCCTTTAATTTTACCACGATTAAGACCACCAGGTGACCACCAAGCATCTTTAGAAGAGTCGGTGAATACACATAAACCAGCGATGTCACCTGCAAGAGGTACCCAACGGTAGTTGTCATTGTATTTGTCGTATTGGTATTTGTAGTTACCGTCAAGGAAACCGTATGAAGAGTTAATGTTCATATGATTTGTAGTGTAACCACCAGTAGCGGTACGCCATTCCTGTAAGTTACTTAACTGAGTGGCAGCGGCAATACCAACGATTTCATCTTTAGGTGGAGAAACGAATGCAACGCAATCTTTTCTACCTTCAGCAACCGTTTGTACAACATAGCGTTGAACAGTAGAAGCAATTTCTAGTGCTTCACCAGCAGCAGCACCAGCAATCAATAGATTTACATCTAAAGTGTCGGCGTTGGCAAATAAATCCCAAGAGATGGTCCAGTTACCAGCAGTTGGAGCCGAAGCACCATCAGTACCAGCACTTAACGTGTAGTCTGCAGTATCTGCAGCGGGTGTGCTTTCGTCTACATCACCTGATGTAGGCATATTAGCCGCAATCATGTATACATGCTTTGATTTATTAGCGATAACATCATCAATAAAGATGTTGTTGCCTTCCGCGTCTTTGTTACCTTCAACTAGAGAAACTGTGTAAGTTTCAGTAACTGTACCAGAAACAAGAACTGCAACTGCAATTTCTTGATTAGTATCAGTATCTGGAGCAGAATCAAAGAATCCTGCGTGAGCCCAAGCAGCGAATGCTTGATCGTCAGCCCAAGAAACTGTGACTGAATTACCTACAGCGCCAGTATTTCTTGCATATGCCGGTGCAGCAAAACCTGCTTTACCATTGTCAAATGCGTCTTTGTTATGAATTGCAACGCCCGTTCCGTTGGAAGCAGCGTTTAATGCATCATTAGCTACAGTACGAACAATAGTAAGGTTATTACCATACTTTAGGAAGTTCGAAGCTGAGAAGAATGAAGCAGCGGTGTCATTAGTTGGCGTACCAAAAGTAGCAACTAATTCGTTTTCAGATGTGATAACAGTTGTGTCGTTAGCAGGACCCGTAGTAAACTTACCAACCATGCCACCAAATGAAGTGGCAACGGCAGGAATAGTAGTACTAAGGTCATGTTCCTTAACTGTAACACCTGGTGAGAGAGCAAATCCCATATATTATCTCCTTATAGTGTTAAAAATAAAAACTTATGTTTTACTTAATATATTTATATTATTTTGACTTTATGAAACTATCTTCCATCTTAAGCCATCTTCTACAAATGTATTATCTTCATCATCAATATCGTTGGTAAATCCGAACGGGGTCATCATTTCCTCAATGTCCTCGATGTTTCTTTGATACATTTTAAGCCTTATATCCGAATCGGTGAGTTCTTTAAACATTGATTGCCCGGTAAACCAAGCAAACAAGACTAAATTCATC